AGAATATTGATGGTTACGAACCTTCACCAAAAGATCCTAAGAACTCGGAAGATCCAAAAGGTGAAACAGTTCGTGTCTATAAGATTGTCAAAGGTGACGTTGAAGTACGTTACATCAAAGACGACAAAGAACGTACAGTTCTTAAAGATCCAGTAGCAGATACTACACAAGCTAAAGTAGGTACTAAGTACGATACGACAGATCACAAACCAGTTGCAATCACTAAAGACGGTGTAACTTATGAGTTAGTCCGTACAGAAGGTAACGAAAAAGGTGACGTGGTTAAAGGTAAAACAGTTGTTACTTATGTCTACCGTGAAGTGCAAAAACCTATCACAATTCATATTGACACAGAAGGAAATCCAGTTGCGCCACAAGAAGATGGTACTAAACCGTTTAAAGAAATCGAAGGCTACAAGCCTGCTCCTAGCGATTCTAAGAACGTGGAAGATCCAAAAGGTGTAACAGTCCGTGTCTATGATAAAGTGAAGCCAGAAGCTCCACAGGAAGCTCCTAAGACACCTGAAAAACCTCAACCTCAACAACCAGCTACACAAGCAGTTGTAACTAATCAGTTGCCACACACAGGATCAGAAGCAGGAACAGCTCTTGCTATCGCAGGTCTTGGTGTGCTTGGTTTAGGTGCGTTGGTTTACAAAAAGAAAGAAAACTAATTAGAGTTCTTTCTAAGTCTGCAAAATAAAATCATGAGATAATCAGGAAAAGCGATATACAATTTTGTATATCGCTTTTTTGTTGTGTTTAATTAAAAACAGCTTGACAGCAACCCAATAAGGGTGTATAATATAAATATAAAAAACGAAAAAGAAGGAAAAATAATGAGAAAAACTATTGAAGATTTTTTAAACGAAACAAAGCAACTTTCAGATGATACTGTTCTAGGGGAAGTAGTAGGAACAGTTTTTTATTGGAAGTATGGCAAGGCGACTGAACGATTTTGGAAAAAGTATTTTGATAAGAAATGTCAAGTTACTATGAAACACTTGCGATATCTTGCTGATTTAGAGTTAAAAAACCTAGATAAATAAAGAATGAGGGGAAGTTATGACTTATACATTAAAAGTACAGATTGATCCCAAAGGGTACACAGAATACCTTGAAAAGATCTTTAAATATGGGTATAAAATGAAACGTGAAATGGTAAACTATTTCAATAGACAAGAATATCGTAGACAATCTTCTGATGATTATAAATATCTGGCAGAAGAAACTAAAACATTGAATGAATTGCAAAAAAAGATAAAAGAAACTAAATATAAAGGGCTAAAGAAAGCATTGAAAGCAGAGTATAAGGAGAAATCAGATGAGCTGAAAGAAGGTTGGATTGCTCTTAACAATGCTTTTGGTTTGAATAGTGGCAAATTTGTTGACTACAACAATATGGGGCAGGTAAGCGTTATGTACAAACGCTACTCAAAAGATGGTATTCTTGACTGGTCTAACGTTGAAAATATGGCGCAAGCTACTAAAAAAGCCTATTTAAAACGTAGAAGTCAGTCAGATAGTGATAACTTTTTGAAAGTTCCTAGAATGGTTGACTTTACAACTATCTGGTATAGAAAACAAAACCATAATGTCTCATTAGAAGGAATTTCGTTTGGGAAACGTAAAAACAAGATCACTCTTCCTTGGAAATTCAGAAATGATGATGAAGTTAGATTATCTTATGCACTAGAAACGCAAAAACTAGCTCTATATGCGATTAAACGTGTTCTAGTAAAAGATAATACATGGAAATATTATGGCTTGTTTGTGTTTGATGGTGTACCTTATGGTACGAAAGAAACCCTCCCTGCAAAAGGTAAAGTTGTAATTTCACTAGATGTAGACAAGTTAGAAGTCGTTGCAAAGAATGAAAGTTCAAACAAAGAATTGCGATTTGATCTAACGAATGATCTGGGATATTCAGAAAAATTGGCGGAATTGGACGCAAAACTTGAAAATTCAAGACGAATGAACAATCCTGATAATTACGAAGGAAATGGTGTGCCAAAAAAAGGAGTACACACTTGGAAGAAGTCTAAAAATTATATCAAGATCAATAATAAGAAGCGGTATATTTGGCACAAGATTAAGAACTATCGAAAAAATCGTTTTGAAAAGATTGTAAATGATATTTTAGAACTTGGTGACGAATTTATCGTCTATAAGGAGGATTTTAAAGCTCTACAGCAACGAAAAGACTTTGACAAGGAAAATATGTCATGGTTCGATACACGCAAGCAGAGAGGCTTTGAGATCATGTTTAATGCGCCTTATGAATTTTTGTTGTTGCTAAACATGAAATTGAGTTATTTTGGCAAGAAAGCAGAAGAAATTAAAAAGGGGAAGTAGTATGAAGAAAAGTAATTTTTATTTCAGGTATAGAAATGTTGGTGTTTTGCCTTGTTCTTTATCTATCCTTCTCGTCCATTATATAGTGGCGAAGAGTCTCGATCATTTTGGAATAATCTTAGTCAAAATGTCGAATATCTTAATTGCTGAAACACTCTTATGGATTGTATTTGTTGCTTATTTTGTGATTGAACTATGGTTTGTGGTTCAATTAGTAAAGGAATTTTTTAGAGCTAGGTTTGCTCACAAAAATATTGATCGACAGGTGATTCTTAAAATGTTTTTTGGGAAGTTAGCAATAGAGTTGTTTAAAAAACGGAGAGGGAAAAATGATTGTAAAAAACTATAAAAGTAGTGGAGAAAAAATAACTTACACGCTAGACTACGACCTTTTTAACGTGAACGTAGAACATAAAAAGACTAGCGCAGGGGTTGTTGTTACTGATTTGACGGATCTTTTTGGTTGGTTGGAAGAACAGGGAACAAGTGTAGATCCGCTAAAAAAATTCCTTGAATACCAAAATAGCCTATTGATTGCAGGCGAAACACTAGATTTTACAATGATTGAACGTAAAATGACACAAAAGGAAATTGAAGATCTGGCAGATGAACTGTTTGATAAAAATATATCAGATTACTTGAAAAAAGTTGAGGAAAGGTCAAAAAGATAGAAAAATGATATGGCAAATTGGTTTGTAAGGATAAATCATAGGAAAGAAAATAAGGGGGATTTTTATTCTGAACAAGTAGAACGGAAATTGTATTTTGACTATGATACAAAACGTGATGTGCTTGATAAAGTAAAAAATGATTATCCAGAATATTTTTTTGATAAAGTTCCTCAAAGGACGATAGACAAAGAGTTCTTTTATGCCAATATCTATGAATTGGATAGTCAATGGGAAGCATTTTGGACAGAAAAAATACCTTGCCAATATTGCGGAGAAAACCCTGTAAGTCGTATTGAATTAAAGAACAACGATTATAGCGGATATTATTTTTGTTGTTTGGAACATGAAGAACAATACTATGAAAATCGTCTTAGAGAAGATGATAGGACTTACAAAAATGGTAAAATAGTTGGTTTTATTTATAAGATAACTCATAAGCAAACAGGGAAAGTGTATATTGGTAAAACAGTAAACCACCCTATCTTTCGTTGGTTTCAACATTTCAAAGCGCAGACAGGTAGCTATTTCCATGAAGCAATGAAAAACAGCAAAATAACTGAGTGGACTTATGAGGTTATAGACGTTTTAGAAGAAGGGTCAGAGAAGGATTTGTTGGAGTTGGAAAGTAAGTATATTGCTGAATACAACGCAACGGATCATGAATTTGGTTACAATACAAAAAATTGAAAAAACACAAAACTTTCGAGGTGCTAGGAGCTGAAAAGCCTTGGTACGCTTGAAAGTTTTTATTATATCACGCGCACCATTAAAAAATAATAGAAAAACACAAAAAAATAATAAAAAGTGTTGACAAAGAGAAATAAAGGGTGTATAATATAACCATAAATGAAATATTTAAAAACAGGAGAACAGTAAAAATGAAATTGCCAAAATATAGAGCGTGGTCAAAAACGGAAAAAACTATGTCAGACGTGATAAGGATTGATTTTTTGAATGAAGAGGTTGACGCATTTTCATTTGAAGAGAACGAAACTGAAAAAGTTGAGTTCATGAGTTCGACAGGTCTATTTGACAAAAACGGTACAGAAATCTTTGAGGGGGATATTCTCGCTGACGTAGACGAAAGCGGAGACGAAGTTCTCGGAAATGCGAAGCTGGTTTGGAATAAATGGCAGGCAGTCCTTGTTGTGGAAGCAATAGGTGTAGAGGACGCAACCGCTTTTAGTGAGCTTATAGATGATATCAGTTCTTATAGAGTGATTGGTAATATCTATGAAAATCCTGAATTGCTAGGATAAAGGGGTAAAAATATGAACATAAAAGAATTGATTAAAAAATATGAACTACTTAAAAGCAACGGTAATTTAAACGCTGTAGCAATTACAGAAATAATAAACGATTTGAAGCGATTAAAAGGATCACAGGAAGTAGAAATACCGCAATTTGTGGGCAATTATATTACATTTGCTAAAGAAAATGGTTGGGATATAGAAAAAGCTATGTGTCATGTAGTTGATGAAGATGGTGACGAACTGAGGTTATGGTTTTACAAAGATAATAACATGGACGTATTTTCCCATGCGTGGCTTGATGGTTATAAAATAAAAAAAGAAACCCGATATAAAGTTAGAGTGAAAGGTGTAAGGGATATTGAAGGGGTTTTAACCTACCATAAAGGTAGAAAATATTGGACTTTTAGCGGAGGAAATGAATTTGGTCCTTTTCGTATAAGTCACACACGCAAAGAACTAGAAGAAGCAGGTTATAGTTGGATCTTTAATTGTGAGGGAATTGAAGTTGTAAAAGTAGAAGAATGAGACTTCTGAGGACGAAAGCGATAGTTTTTGTCCTTGGGAGTTTTCTTTTTTACACAATAGCATAAAATTGTAATTAAAAAACATTAAAAAATAATCACAAAATAGTTGACAAGAGGAAACGTGAAGTGTATAATATAATCATAATCAAAAAAATGAAGTTAAGGAGAACTAATTATGGAATTAAAAGTAAAAGGATCATACGACAAGAAAAATGAACGTTGGTATGTAGAAACTGACGAAACTACAGTTGAAGAAATGAATAGCTTCCTAGAGGAGCATGACTTTGATGTATTTGAAGCATGGCTAGGATATTTAGAAGATGGAATGAGTAGCGAAGCATTAGCGTTTGTTGATCTGCTTCAAACTACTAAAGATGAAATTGAACTTGCAGACGGTAGCAAGATCAAGCTAGTAGAGCATGAATAAAAGCAATCAGGAGTATGAGTAAGAATGGAAAAACGATATACTAAAAAAGACTTTTATGTGGGGCAGGAAGTTTATGCTGAGTGCGTTGGTACAGTTGGTTCAAGGTTGGGAAAAGGTAGCATTAGCACGGAAACTGTAACAAAAGTAGGAAGTAAATACGTTACGACCAATAAGCGGATCTATCGTATTACAGATGGAATAGAATCTACTGATTATACTGCTGATTTTGTATTGTGGATTGATAAAAATGAGTTGGAAACAAAAGTGGCTAAAGATAATGTATTCACGAAGCTAGTAGATTTGTTCGGAATTGGTTATGGTGGACTACAAAACCAAAAACTTTACAAGAAATTGAGCCTAGAAGATTTACAGAAAATTGAACAAATTATAGACAAGGCAATGGAGGAATAAATAGAGCATGATCGAAAAATTAACTAATTTAGACGGAGCATTATCTTTGCTAGGGGTTGTAAAAGTAGCAGTCCTAATCATTATGACAATCTCATTCATGTTTCTTTGTTATTTCTTGAAGAAAAAAGAGCAAAGATGGGCTGTACTTCATGCGGTGAATATTTTAGCTATGCTGTATTTTTACGTTACAAGTGTCAATGCGATCACAAACCTTCCAAAAGAAGTTGAAAGTGCGCAAGACAGACCAGTAGAAATGTATTACAATATTTCTAAACATGGGAATAGCCTAGATTTTAAACTTAAAACTCAAAAGAGTGTTGGTTTAGCATTGGAAGATAGTGCAAGCGCAACAATTAAGAAAGAATCGCAAGATGGGTATTCGATTGTATTTAGAGGAAAACAATACATTATCCCTAAAGGGGCTGTAAAAGAAGCTGAATAGAAATTTAAAGGAGTAAAACAAATGGAAGTATTTAATGCTATTGGAACAATCTTTAATTTTCGAGGAAAACTAAAGAAAAAAGAATTGATTGGATCATTTACAACGTCTGAACTAGCTAGAAATGCAGTTAGTAAAGTAGCAAGCAACTATGACGAGGTTGAAATTGTTATCACAAAAATTGACAGTTTAGCATTGCAAGAGTTGTAAAATAGGATCAGGGAGTTTGAAAAAATGGGTTATACAGGTTGGCTTATGCCAGATGGGGTGTTTTTTCCTTGCGGACATAAAGAGCATAGAGAAACGTTGTTAGAATTATTAGAAATGCCTCAATACAAAGATTTGAGAGCAAAGAATATAGAAAGAGGGAAGTGGTATAATCACGAACCAGAAGGAAGTGTCTGCTTTTGGGATACTGATTTTAAGTTTGCTAGTTTTGAAGGTGAAATGACAAAACCAGTTGAAGATTTTCTGATTAAACACTTCCCAGAGTTTAATGACGAGCAAAAACTAAGTATTTATTATAAGTTTCACCTTATAAAAAATAAGACTAAAGAGCAGGAAGAAGCATTGAAAAAATTCAAGAAATATGGATAAAAGGGGTAAGTGTTAAAAATGGGGCAAGGACGAACAACGGATAGCATTGTATGGCAGTTGCCTATAGCAAGTGCAGAAAACAGTAACACAGATTATATTCATGGCAATGCGAAACCTCATGCTTTTGTGGTTTATGATGATGAAATCGTGAACAATTCATTGTGTAAGAAATATAGTCAATGGGCTAACGAATATGAAAATATCAACATTGAAAGTGTAGAAGAAACGTACTTATGTAAGAAGTGTTTATGTTTGTATAAAAAATGGATAGTTGAAAAGGAGACATAAAATGGAGCTAAAAGGTAAAACAAAAGTTGGAGAACTTGTCACTTTATTATCTAAACCAGACAGCTATTCTATCGAAGTGGTGAACGAAGAAAGTGATAACGGTAAGAAGAAAAACGAAAAAAGCAAGAAAGAAAAAGAGAGCATTGGCAACTATAAAAATGACTTTCCAAAAGGAACAGTTGAAATGCAGGGAGTGAAAAAACTTTCTGACAAAGAAACTAGCGTGAAATTGAAATTTGCAGGAGAGCGTTTGACTTTTTCTTTTGTAACTGAGACACCATACGAAAAAGTGGTAGAAATTTTAAAGTGAGAGAATGATTGATGTTTAAAAAGAAAACGTTGGTAGTGAGCTATATTTATAGTTTTGACTATTCAAAAGAACCAGTAGAACTTAATGAGCTGATGTTTAAGGAAGTTCCAGTAAAAAAGAAATGGGGAAAGTACGTTTTACTTAATTCTGAGGATCAAGCACGTTTTGGTTTATCAGTAACAAAAAAAGACTTTGAGAAAGTCTTGAAAAAAGGGTGTTACTATATTGTGTTTTTTGAATGTCATTCTGCGAAAAATGTATTTAAAGCCAGTAGGCTGTTTAATAAAGAATTTGTTGCTGACGTGGAAGATCTTTTAAAATAAAGGGGAAATAAATTGACAAAGACAACTAAGAAACATAACCTAGAAGCAAGCAAGCAAGCAAGCAAGCA